GATTATCGGTCTACCCTCTTTGTCATAATCGTCAAAAGGGATAGCCTTGTCGCCTATTCTCATGTATTTCTTTCCGTTTTTTTCAAATGTGTTTTTATTCATATTTTTTTATACTTTAGAGCCGGAGTCGTCTTCGCAATTCCTCACCGATTGATTCGGCAAGTTGCGCACCGGCATTCCTGTCGAGATAATATCCTCCATTTATATTGACCGTTATTCCTCCTGTAGCACCTGCTCTGTTTAATGGCACTACTGCTTCCGGACCAGATTCTCCTATCATTGCTAGTGTCGGCTTTCTTACTATTCCTCCTTCTGCAAGTCCGGGAATTATACTTCTTACTGCTCCACCTACCGCACTTCCTATTTTACTTCCTACTCTTTTAACGGTATTAACCGCATCTATAAGAGGCTGAAGTTTATTCATTATCCAATCAATGGCATTTCTAAATATCATCCTAATTCCTTCCCATGTATCTCTAAAGAATGCTTTTATTTTATCCCATTTTTTAACAAGAATTACGGTTGCCGCTGTAAGGAGTCCTATTACTCCTATTACTATACCTACCGGCCCAGCAAGAATTGTAAAACCTGTTATAACGGCTGGTAAAACCAACCCAAGCAACCCCACAACCGCAACAAGTCCGGATATTGCACCTGTGGCTATTATAATAATCCGTGTCAATTCGGGATTTTCTTTAACCCACTCAATTACCGAATCAATAACGGGTTTTATTGCTTCTAATACATTTTTTAATACCGGAATTAAAGCTACTCCAATCCTATCTTTCACCGCTCCTATTTGTTTTTGTAGTTCTTCATTTGCTTTTGCATAATCATCAGCTGCTTTAATTGTTTCATCATTCATTACAATTCCAAGATCGTGCGCCTTCTGTCTCATCGAATCAATTGATTCAATACCATTATTAAGCGCACCTGCAAGTTTTCTTCCGGAATTTGTTCCAAGTAATTCACCGGCTACTGCTGCTCTTGTAGATTGGTCTTCTATGTTTGCAAGTCCCACTAAAACATCATCAAATACATCCTCTGCATTTCGCATTTCTCCATTTGTATCTTGAATTTCTACCCCAAGACGTTCATACGCTTCTGTAAATGTTTTATTACCATCTATAGCACGTCCCATTCTTTGTAGATTTCTCTCCATTAAACGTTGCATCATATCTGACCCTATACCTGCCTGCTCAAATGCAAACTCAAGTTCTTGTAGTGAACTTGTAGATATTCCCGTAGCATCGCTCATATCTTTCAATTTTCCTGCTGCCTTTCCTACGTCATTAGCCGCCATAAACGCTCCCCCCGCTATTGCCGTAAATGCCACACCCCCTACCGCTGCCATTTTCTTAAATGTAGGTTGCATTGACTTAATCTTCCCCTGAACACCAGAAAGCTCCCGGGATACCCGGTCTTGTAACGTCAATATAAGATTAAGTTCTCTATTTTCTGCCATTTTTGCTTTTGCGTTTTTCTATTCTCTTTTTTGCGGCGATTATATCAATATAGGCCGCGAGATCTTCCATGCTCTCTTTCCTTATCTCGGAGGGTAGCCATCCATAATTATCCGAGAGCATTTCGTAGATAACATGCTTAGAGGGTTGCCTTTTTCCTTCCAGCTCCCACTCAAGCTCAAGCGTCCCTCCTACTCTTTTTTTGACTTAAGCTTTTCACATTCGGCAACAAGTTTGTCGCCATCTGTTGGAGATAGTCCGTTAATCCAATCCCGGGAAAATTGCTTTTTCTTTCCTCCTTCGTCTATCTCTAATATGCATATCTCAAGAAGCCGATATTTGGCTTCCCGGATAGTTGATCCATCAAATCCGGATAATCCTTTCTGATCTACCTGCGCTCCTTTATAAAGCACTTCTGATAGATCCTCCACTTCACCCCATGTCAGCTTGTCTTTGATTTTAACTTTGCTATTAGATAATTCTACAATCATTATTTCAATTTATTTTCGGTTTATAGCTCCTAGCCGACTATTCCAGGAGCTTCATTGTTAGTTAGAAGGAACGAAACTATATTCGCTAGTCAAATTCCTTAACGTTACCTTACTTTGTTGCGTATCTGTCTGGTTATAGAACGCCTTGAAACTAATCGGCTCTGTAACCAGTTCATCCTGTCCTCCTTCCCGGTTCCAGTCCTGAAACTGAACCTTGTTAAGCAGTATGGTTATTGTCGGGTTGTTTCCGCTTCCGATATCTGCCTCTCCGGTAATAGTGATTTGCATATACTTAGCGTCATCACCAAGATACAAATCTTTATATGTTTCATCGGTAAAGTTCAATGTAAAGCTTCCTTCTATTGCCATCCTTGAGTTGTAATTGTCATCCGGAATGTAAGAACCTACAACGTGATCCCGGATAACTGATTGATCCCAAGTAAGCGACAACTCTTTAACTTTAATTGCATCTCCCCCCGGTAAATCTCCTTCCGTATCTTCAATCTTCACTTCTATATCCCGGGCTATGAAATCATACTCTGTATCATAACTCGGTGTTTCGGTGTCTGATTCGGCTTCTTTTCCTACAATATTTGCGGTAAATCTCACCAAATCATCAATAGCGGCGTTCAATTCAAGCGAGGTAACCATACATCCAACATACTTTCTCTGCTGTGCTGATCCGCTTTTATCAAAGATAGTAAGCGAATTATGCTGTATTCCCTGCTGAAGCGTAAACTCGTGATCCTTTACACTTCCATCAACTATTGATGTTGATACTTTGCCGTATAGGTTAGACAAGAAGTATCCCAGCGCATCTGCATGTATTGGGCCTTGCAAATCGCCTTCAATATACTTCTGAACAACTCGGCGCTGTTCTGAATCTTCCAGTCGCCCTTGTGATGTGTCGTCCATAACATGCTCTGCACGTTCAACTACATTAGCCGTCACCTTTTTCATCCACTTATCTACTGTGGATTCAGCGGTGCCCCGAGATTCTTCTGTAGCAATGCCTACTTCTATTTCTCTGCCTAATATTTCCATATTTTTGTTTTATTTCATTACTCGACCTTTTAAATGTCCGTTAATAATCTGATTCTCAATGTTAATTCGGCCGTTACTTCTATCCCATGCGTTTGCTCGCTTACCGTCCATGTTCCGCTTTCTACCGTAAGCCATGACCGATGTCCATCTACAGTATCCGACCAGTTTTCATCAAACTTTGATATTACATCATCTACTACATCCGGCATTACATCGTTAAATAGTGTTTCCAAATTTGTTTGCTTTGCACCCGCCACTAAATACAACTTAAATGTATAAACCTTGAAATTCTCTTGATTTGTTGCGTAATCATTCGTAACCTCTGTTGGAAAGAATATAGCCGTTGGATATGCTGTTATATCAGTTGCCGGATATTTCTTTATATCCTTCACCTTTGGTGATTCCTGCAATATTGTTTCTATATTTGATATAAGTGTTGGATAAATCATCTTGCTAAATCTTTTACTACATTATCGAGGAAATCCTGACTTAATTTCCTTATATTTCTATCGGCCTTTTTCTTTGCATAATCCAGCCATGGCCGTCCCTGCATTTTATGCGTTCCCTCATGAACGAATAGCGCATAAGGCGTAGCCCGGAGGTTCGGTCCTATTGATGCTCTAAATCTTTCAAATCTTGTTTGGTGCTGTTGCCTCATTGCTGTTGTATCTACCGGCACTCCTCCGCCATATCCCCCTACTTTCCAAGGACTCCTGAACATAACCTTTTTATATTCAGCAATCCCTCTAACAAGGAGTTTCCCGACTTCTTCTCGTATCTTGGCCGGATTACGGCGTATTGCCGCTTCTAATTGCCTCATTCCTTCAATTGTTATACTAAATTCACTCATAATTTTCCGTTAAGAACTTTTGCTTCTAATCTGGCCAATCTTTCACCATGTAATGATTGCGTGGTTCTCATTCCATTTATATCCATCCTCATTGACTTTATATCTGCTTCAATATGTTGTATATCGTTAGTTTCTATCTTTCTGATCCGTTCCTCGTGTCCTACTTTCCCATTTGCCTTACTTGATATCCATTCGGCTATTGCTTTTAATAATCCGCTTGAATTAAGCATCACAAATACTAATACAAATGCTCCGGCCCACGATATTTTCACTAAATCAATTGTTTGTAAGAATTCACTCATGTTTTTCTATTACTAATTCCAAATGTTTATTTTGTCCGACATTATTTTTTTGTATAGCTCTAACTGAATAAACATTATCTTCTTCTGTAAGCCTATCCCCGACTTCTACATCTGCGTCTATATCGCACCATATTGTATAAACAGCCGTCCATCTTAATCCTATCGCTTCAGCCATTTCCGGCCGAGCCTGTTGTAGGTGTCCACTAATCGTTCCTTGTGTCGCCAATCCCGATGAATCACCGCTCCATTCCATTCTTTGAACCGTAAATGTGGTTGTATAGTGCTTCTCTATGCTCATATTGAATATTTCTTATATCTCTCGAGTATCGACTTTACCCGGCCCAAATCTGCGGCTTCCTTACTTGTTGCGTATTTCACTTGGTAATTGCCTATCCTTTCGCTTTCCGTCCCTCCTACTACTCCCGATCGTCCGTATTGGTAAATCATTCCTGCAAGTATTGTCGCGGCAATTACTATGTCCTCCGGAGGAGTGTGAGAATAGCCCCATTTTGCTGTTATCCGATGATTATTTCTTCCATAAGTGAATACCCGAGACCTAAGAACAATTTTTCTTATAGGTATCACTTCATCCACTGATGAATCTCCCCCAAACACCATTCTGTTCTGCGGTTCAGTATAGTAAACATCCGACTGGCTCGTTCCTATCGTCCCGGCATCTATCTCTGTAAATGAGTCTCCCCAATGATTCGCCCCGACTTCCACTTTTGTAACTTCTACACAATCGTCAATTACCAGTTCGTTTATGCCGTCCCCGGAATATAATCTTGCTAATGCTGATGTATCTGCCTTGAAGCTTCGGCCGGTTGTTTCATCAATCATCTTCTGCGCCGCTAATATAGCATCGTCAGCTTCTCCGGTTGTTATGGAAATATCAAGTAAGTTTTCTATTTTTTCCTCTGTTGTATATTCTTTGTTGGTCATGTTTATTTATTTCTTACATTCCCTTTGTTATCGACCATAACAACTCCGTCATCGGTGCCATAATTTTTCGGCTTATCTTTTTCTATTACACATCTAAAAAGCTCAAGATGCCTCCCGGACATTGGAGTATCTGAATAAACCTTCCGGCCTGTTCGCTTATCTATGTAGACGTATTTTTTCATATTGCTTGGTCTTTGTACCGAAGTCCGATAAAAATTGCTCCCTGTTTAATTTAGTTGCTTTTATCAGGCTTCAGATTCAAGGGCCAAGCCCCTGAATATCCCTTTGATTTAGAAAGTAGGGATCACACTTCCATTGGCGTTAAACCTATCCTGATGTTGCAGTGCGCAATCTGGTTACGGCGGTTGGGATTACAAGAACGTATCCAACACGCTTGGTCCAGCGAATGGCCTCTCTGTCGGATGTAATAAGGTTGATGTCGCCATCACCATCAACATTCCTTACAACTCCAGCATCAAACCGCTTCGCCTTCAATTGACCCTTGTGGCCGTAAATTGCGGCCTTCCTCAAGTCACCAAAGAGTACAAAGGCAGTATTGGTTGCAGTATCATCCTTATCAGGCATTGCCTCAACAAGCACAACGGGGTATCCCCAAATGGTGGCTGGTCCTCGTTCGGATGGTGCTTGATAAATGTATGCTTTGTCATCATCCTTCAGCTTTCTAACGTAACTCATTATGGTGCGATTCATATAGAACTTTGCGTTACGCAATGCTCCCTGTGGGGTTTCGTCCACCATATCAATTAAGTCATCCGCATCAATTGAAGCAAATGTAGCGCCGGACATAGTCACGGTATTTACATTTCCATCCTGCAAGATACCGGTAAAGTCTCCGTATGTACCGGTACCATCACCATTAAAGAACGCTTTATCCTCGGCTTCGGCAAACCCTTCAGCAACACGCTCTGCCAAAAACCTAAAGAGAGGAATTTCTTCATCCTCAATAAGCTCTGAAGTAAGAGTGGCAATAGCAGTAAGCTTGTTAAGAGTAAGCTCCTTCTGTCCGAGAACTGCTCGGGTTGATCCTATTGACCCTGCTTCATCCGTCCAGCTAACCGATACATCCGTAACAAGAGTATTTGTCTTATACGAATTCTTGGATAGTGTAAGATTAAACATTTCACGAGCCGCAACACCATATTCAGTCACTAAGTGCTGAATTTCAGCATTAAGCTCGGAGTCAACAACATAACCAGCATAAGGGGAACCGGTTGAATCAGTAGACATCTCCTTTAGCTTCGCATCGCCATCCTCGTTTCCAAGAACAGCTTTAACTGTCGCCCGGATTTTATCAGACAAGACCTTTTGATCTTTCTTTACGTCCTTGTGGTAGATACCTGCTTTCTTCTCACGTTCCTCCTCGTGTTCTTTCATAAACGACTTGATTTCATCAACAAGCTCGTTTTTGAGTTCGGCTTTGACCTCTTCACCAGTCGCTTTCACGATTGATTTGATGCCTTTTTCCAACTCATCAACATCTTCCTCATTCTTTTTAGATTCAGAAGGAAGCTCTTTGACTTTATCAAGATCGGCTTGAAGAACATCACGTTCCTCATCGGTGAGTTCATTAAACGCCTTCTCAACTTCTTGCTTTTTCTCATCCGGAGCATAGCCCTGTTCGATCAAAGCAAGTATAGTTTTTCGAAGTTCAAACATTGGTTGTTTTGTGATTATTTTTTTTACTTTTAACGCCCTGCACAAGGGGTTCTGACCTTTTAATTATTTATTGTGCTTATCGTTTCTTTTCCTCAATCAAGTTTCTTATCGCTTGATTTAATTTCTTTTTCTCGAACTTTTTTTGATTATCCGATACTCCGCTTTCTTTAAGATCCCGGAGTTCGTCTATTATACGGTTGATCACTTTGATTTTTCTTTTCCTTTCAGATTGAATCCTACTTACTGCCATTATTGCTTTCTGTTCTGGTGTTATCTTTTGTTCCTTTTTCGGCTCCGGTCTTGTGACCTTGATATCATTTGCGAATGCCACCGCTTTTTCGGAACTTGTATTTTCTATACCCGCATCGCTTGCCGGTGCTTGATTTTCTATTCCAGCATCACTTGTGGGCTCGTTCTTTTCTGTATCAGAAAGCTTATCAATATCAATACCTTTCTGTTTTGCAAGAGCCCGGTCATTTGCCCCAACCGGCACTGATGATATTTCAAGCAATTCCGACTTCAAAATCTTAAATGGATTTTTTTCGTCAAACTCCTTCGGAATAAATCCAACTGAAAATGCGTTAAGAAATCCCGCAGAATATAAATCAAATATAACTTTTGCTTTTGGATTCTCATTAACCGCAAAATGAACTTTCCCCTGAAGTTTTCCATCCTCTACCTTGATCGGCTTTACTTTACCTATTACTTCGGTTGCATCTCCCGATTGATGGGAATTCAAAAGCACAGGATTTTTTTTATACGACTTCAAGTCCCAATTCTGTTCAACTATATCTCCGTGCCTATCCTCGTCTGAAGTAGAAAATACAGCGTCAAGTGTAGCTTTCGCTTCATCAACCTTTTTTATTACTGCCTGTATTAATTGTCTTTTCATAAGTTTGTATATTAGTTAACGACCTTTTAGATAGAACATTGACAATTGACCGTATTTCCGGCACTTGCCCCTAATGATGTATCTCCCGGAAATTTCAAACTTTCACCACCAACATCAAAAGCTTGATCAACTGGAACCTCCTGCCCATCTGCTTCTATGTGATGTGGTCTACTATTTTGAAATGTGGTAACCCATATCTTTATTGGTATACCAGCCTGTTTATATCCTTCATTCTTTCCGCTTTCTACTGCATAGAGTGTTTCAGTTCTTGTTATTGTATTGGCTCTACCTTTACTTATCTGATCGTATTTATCTGACATTCTCCTTACAAGTTGTTTTCTGCTTTCCCCTGCATCCACCGACTGCTGAAGTTCGTTTTTTAATTCGTTGAATGTGGTTTCGTTAAACGATTGTGAAAAGAACTCAGCTCTGTTTTCCAGTGATGATTTTATATCCGGTGTCATCCTGAACGATCCCGCAACATCGCCGAAATCAAACCCCGTCTGTCCTGACTCCTCGAATATCTGCTCTATTATTGGCAAGAGTGCTTCCTTTGCCAACGTAACCTCGGCCTGTAAATTAAACACTTCGTCTATAATATCTTTGGTCTTTATCGGCCCGGCTCCTTTCTCTAAGTCGTCTACAATTCGTTTCTTTTGTTCTGATAAGAATTTATCAATCCCCTTTTTAAATACTTTTTCTGAAACCTCTTTTCTTTTAAGTTCCTTCTTTTCGTACATTCTCCGGTTGTTATAATCCTTGAAAGGATGTTCCCACCCCTTTCCTTTACATGGCTTATCGCACATAGATGAAGCTATAGCCACTGCTTCGTCCCTGTCCATATTTGGATTTTCCTCTAATATCTCCGGTATCTTCCTTTCCATACAATCGTCTTTGCTCTCTCCTTCTTGCCTACATGTCGGACTTTTTACGTCTTTGGTTTTTATTGATTTATCGGCTTTTGGCGATTCTTCACTTAAGGGCATTAAATTAAATGGAGCGTATATTTTGTCTCCTTCTGGTATTGGATCATGTCCCAATGCCTTTCGGTATTCGTTGATTTTAAGTGCGTGAATATTATTTGCCGTTTCCAAATCCTTCCGCTTTTCTTCTTTGTTTTCCGGTGTCGGATCTACAAACCCCAATTCTATATCATCCGGGAACAGCTTTTTATTGAGAACATCTACAAGCTCGGTGAGTAATGGCCTGATAGTTTCTGAAAGAAACATCCGCAAGCTTACATCAGCGTTTGCAAATTTAACATCGTCTACGCTGGCTAATAGCATTTTTGGCACTCCTGTAAGAATAACTATATCGTTTAATGCCATCTTTTTTGCTTCAAGGTATGATAATTCATCCGGGGTAAGCCCGAGCCGTTCGTATTCCGCATCTCCTCCCAAGAATAAAGGCCTTCCGGCTTTTCTAGCCCCGGCAAGTTCCTTTTCGTATGATTCTTTGATTTCTTTAAGTTGTGTTGGTGTGAGCCTATCCGTTTTAAACTTGAATACACCTTCCACCTTTCCTGCATTCTTTAGAATGCTTGCATGATACTCTGCAATCTGTTGTTCAGTATCTATTGCCCTTGCTCCCGCTTTTAGAAGCGATATACCTTCCAACGGGTTTAGTGGATCTGGTCGGAATGAGTATATAATCTCTTTTTCTCCGTATGTTATTTCTTCTCCACTAAACTTTTTATATTTAACTTCTTTAAGCGTGCCGTCATCATTGAATATCGGCTTCACTTTATCTGGCCGGAGTAAGTGCATTGCGGTTATATTTTTTGGTCTAAACACCTCCCTTTCAGATTCAAGCAGAATGTATGCCGAGCCGGTTAGATCTTTATACTTTTGGAAAAGCGCCCAGAATTGAGAGCCGGTAAATATCTTATTTGGATTTCGCAGGAGATCCACTAATTTATGGTTTACTTTCTTGTCTCCTTTTTTTGCTACGAACTCTACTCCACCCACTTTCTCTGCTCGCTTTTCTATTGCCCGATTTGTATAGAGTGATATTTGATGTGCATTTAAGAAATCACTTGAACTCCAATTAAGAGGTTTTGATTTTAGGTTTCCACTTTGAAATAGGCCAGTATAGCTTTTGGCCTTTATAAAGTTTCCTATTGATTTTTTTATTCCTTCAAACATAAAATCGAACGCCATTGTTGGTTAAACAAATAGTTGACGCTCGATTTTTTCGTACGAAACTATTCTTTTAGTTTTTTTGAAAATAGTAAGCTCCTCATTGAGCACTCGTGGTTGGGTCAAGAGAAGTGATAGAGCACGACCGATTACGACCCTCCACCTTCTATCAATAATTTATCGAAATGAGTGGTACTCCATATTCTCTATATTAGTATAGCATATCTAATTCTGTCAAGTTCTGTATAACCTGTGGATAACTTATTCATTATGCGGCGGGAATGATATTGTTTCCTCCTCTCTTATAGCCCTAAAGAAAACTATATTCCCATTTTGTATTTTGAACTCTATATTTATATTTCCATAATCAATCTCTTTTGCCTTTTTGTCAAGAAATGCCAGCAGTACCTTTTCTGCTTTAGTGCTGGCATGCTTTAATTCGTTGTGTCTTATTTTCATGTAATAAATCCTATAAATTGCTCTCCGGTTAATCCTGATATTCTTGCGACCATTTCCATTGAATCTAAAACATCGAGGGGGCAATCAGGGTAATCCATCATGTGATCCCATATTGGCCCCCGACCACTGAATAATATCTGTCCGGTATTTGTTACCGGCTCCAAACTCTCAATACGCTCCTCCTTTTTCTTGCTCTGCTGTATTCCTTCAAATGGAATATACTTACCTTTTTGTTTTGATTCTCTTTCTATCTGATGTAAGAAGTATTTTTGAAATTGCACCGCCTCTACCCCAAACCTTGTAAACTTATAAGGCAAATTGAATATTCTCCTTATTGTTTCCTCCGGCTTTAGAATTTCCCCGATTGTCTCTATTTCATAAAACTGCCCCTGCTCATCTTTTCCAATAACACTAATTCCGGTTAAGCTTCCCTTTTTACTTTCCCCAAGCGCCAAGTCCACTGCTCCGTAGTAATCAATAATATTCGGAAGCACCTCGTATTTTCTCGGTTTGAAATATGCAAACTCCTCTGCTTTTGGAAACTCTACCCGATAGTATCTTTTCCAGTCCTTTCCGGTTGTCTGTTTCTTTTTATTGTAAAGTTCAAGCGGTGTATATCGCTTCTCTCTTAATGCCTCTTTTAATCCTATCTTTATTTTAACATAAATATTAGAATTATACGCCTCCTCAAATACTGATTTCTCAATACAGTTTCCGGACATAATAAGCTTGCCCCACTCCCCCTCTGTCATTCTTACGATTTTTGAAAACTGCTCTTTGTGTTTTATTAATCCTGCCTCCTCTAAAATAATAACATCTCCTCCTTCTCCTACTACCGATTCTCCCTCTTTTGATAATTGTCTTGAATCTATTGATGTTATGTATATCCACCCTCCGGTAACCCATCGCAATACATCTTTTGATACCCTAACCTTGAACTTATCTATATCCTCAAATCCTTTAATGTTAATAAGCCCTTTATGGAGTTCCGGGTGATCCGATAAATGCTGGAGTATGTATTCCATTATTTTCCGAGCCTTCTCTCGGCTTCCTCCGACTATCGGTACTTTTAAATTGTAAAATACAGCGAGTATTATAACCCCTATCGCCAGCACCTCTGTCTTTCCATATCTGGTAGGAGCGGTAATCCATAAATACTTTATTCCTTTTTTAAGAACCCCCCCGAGTATATTACATTGGCTATCAGTTAATTCGTATGGTTCACCTTTCTTGTTCTTGAAATAATTACTTACCAGTTTCTTGAGAGCTTTCTTTTGTTGTTTTGTCGTCTTGAATTTCATTATCTTTTTCAAGTAAATCCTGAAGCGTACTTGCAAGTTCCTGCGCCCCCTTTATTCCAACATCTCCTTCTATCGGTTGCAATTCTTTTCCATACTCCCGGTCTATAATATAAGTCCAAAACTTTGATTCCCCCCTCATTGCTTCTTGTAGTCCTTTTGCTAATAACGCTGTTCTTATCTCCGATTCGCTTTTTCCGGTCTGTTTTGATATCTCCTTTATCGCAAGTTCAAAATCCTTGGACCAGTTTCTTTTACCCTTTGGCCTGCCTTTATAGTTTCGTCGCGGATCAAAACCCGGCTTGAATAGATGCTTACCGTTTTTCAGTTTCTTATCAGTATTTTCTGTATTGTTTTTGTTTTGTTTTTCACCCATATGTCTATTATAAGATTACCACCACAATCCATTTAAGTATACATTGAAAACATAATCACTCATATTACAATTGACTGCATTACCTAGCGCAAACCACCTATTTGCCGATGATAATCCTCTTGTATACTCATCAGGGAAACCTTGTAACCTCTCAGCTTCTAATTCTGTCAAATAACGCAAACGATCACCTTCTCTTACAAACCTATTACCACGACTTGTTAGAAGTGTGCCGACTCTATCATACCCACCAATCAACTCAAGCCCATATTCTCTACCAGTTATTTCTTTTTTGACAAATACAAAATGATCCTCATTGAAATCCCGGATATCTCTAAATCTTTTTGAATCATCTATAATCTCAGGATTCTTTTTTTCAAAATCATTTTTTGAGCATAAAAATAATACCCTACGACGATTTTGAGCTGATCCATAATGACATGCATTCAAGAGTATACATCTCACAAAATATCCGGCATGTGCCAATAAGCGAAAAACATTCTTGTATGTCTTTCCATTATCATGAGTCAAAATACCTTCAACATTCTCAAGCACAGCAAATTGAGGCTTCTTGGTCTTCAACAAATCATAAATATAAAAAATCATTTTACCTCTCCTATCATCAAAACCACCACGCAATCCATTCAAACTGAAACTCTGACATGGAAATCCTCCGGTTAGTACATCAAAATCAGGTAATGATTCAAAATCTAATTTTGTTATATCACCAAAATTATTGACACCGGGATTTTCCCTTTTGAATACTTCAATCGAACTCTCTTTAATTTCTGAAAATCCAATACAGTCAAAACCTTTCTTCTTGAGCCCCCAATCTAAACCACCAATCCCACTAAAAAGACTGAAATACTTCATAATAATTCAAGTAGCTTACTTTCATCTAATACCCCATCCCTGATTGCATTCTTCACACGATCATAGTTCTTCTTATCTGTAAACTCGATAATACATTTCTCTTTAAGATATGTTGATTCAGGTGGCATCACAGTCAAGACTTCTATACGATCAATATCATCAACACCTTTTTCAATTTAATTCAATGAAAAATGCATTTTCAATTCATCATCAGTAAATCCTATATGAGACAAGATTGCTTCGCTTATCTTTTCAAGTTGAACCCAATCCCATTCACCATCTTGAATATTTGATTCCAACGCTATTTTTTTCGATTCTTCTTCTGTTAACTCCCTATCCGGCACAACAACCGTTACCTCCTCTACTCCTAATTCCTGCAATGCTTTTTTTCGTTGATTGCCCGATAATATAAATCCATTTGTGTCAACCTTAATAACATCGTGAAACCCCCGAGTCTTAATCCTCTCTTTTAACCGCCTAAATTCCTCTTTGTTTATCTTACGAGGGTTTTCCGGCCACTCTTTAAGATCAGCAACTTTTCTTTTTTCCGCTATCCAATTTATGTTTTCCATTTGTATTTTGGGTATTTAGATTTGTCTTCTTTGGTTGCCCGACTTTCCATTATTTTTTTATTTTTTACTTTCTACCGACCGACCTTTTTATCTTTTTGCGTATCTTCCAATCGCTTTCTCGCAATAGCACAGTAATTTTCGTCTAATTCT